CATCCAGCCTGACGGTTCGGACGCTGAGAAGGTCTTGATTACTACCTTGATGTCCAAGGATGACTTTAAGATCCAGTACCCCGGAGCCGATGACGGCGGTGACTTCAACCAGCGGGGAACCGGTGACTTTGATCCCGATTGGGTACAGAAAGAGGACATCCGCGTAGCCGAGTATTTCTACGTTGAGCGCAAAAAGACCAAGTTACTGCTCCTGTCTGACGGGACAAAGGTTTACAAGGACGAGGCTCCAAGTCCTGAGATCCTAGCTGCGGCAGGGATTATGGTGGTTGGCGAGCGCGAGACCATGCGTAAGCAAATCAAGTGGTGCAAGCTCACAGGCTTAGAGATCCTTGAGGAGCGCGATTGGTCAGGGCGTTACATCCCCGTGGTTCCGGTCTACGGTCAGCAACTCACGGTTGAGGACAAGCGCAAGAAGTACGGCTTGGTGCGGAACGCCAAAGACGCTCAACGTATGTACAACTACTGGCAGACCAGCTTGACCGAAAGCATAGCTCTGGCTCCCAAGGCCAAGTGGCTTCTTGCGGAAGGTCAGGACGAAGGCCATGAGAACGAGTGGGCGCAAGCTAACATCAAGTCCATGCCGGTCTTGCGTTACAAGCAGACAGACATCAATGGCAAGGAAGCGCCAGCCCCACAGCGACTCCAGCCCGAACCACCGCCCGCCGGTGTTATTGCGGCTGCAATGTCCATCGATAAGGACTTGCAGTCAGTAGTCGGTATCTTTGATCCGTCCCAGTTGCCCCAAGGAAATATGTCTGGCAAGGCCATCCGTGGCCAGCAGATGCAACAGGACATGACCAACTTCCACTACTACGACAACCTTGTGCGGTCGATGAAGCACACGGGTCGAATCATCCTAGACCTGATCCCCAAGATTTACGACCGGGAACGGGTGATGCGGATCATTGGCTACGATGGGAAACCTGAGATGGTTACCCTGAACCAGCGCACTCAGGACGAGATGGGCGTGGAAAAGGTTCTTAATGACGTAACCGTTGGCGAATACGATGTCTACATGGACACCGGCCCCGGATACCAGAGCAAGCGTCAGGAAGCTGTCGAGGCCATGATGCCCATGATTTCTACCAATCAAGAACTCTTTAACCTTGCCGGTGACTTGGTGTTCCGCAACATGGACTTTCCGGGAGCCGAGGTCATTGCAGACCGTCTGGCGGCTAACAACCCATTGGCTCAGATTGACGAGAAGTCAGACATCCCGCCCCAGATCCAGATGCAGCTCATGCAAGCCCAGAAGCAGATTGCCGATATGCAACAGATGATTGCGGCCATGGAGCTTGAGAAGCAGTATCGCGGGGACATCGAGAACATCCGTCAGGAAGGCGAGACCAAGCGTAAGCTCATGGATGTCACCTCGCGGGCGTACAACACCGACACCATCAACGAGGCCAAGGTCAATCAACAGATCCTTAACTCTCAGGCCAATCAGAACAAGGCCGAGCTCGATGCGGTCACCAAGATGCTCTTGAAGCGGATGGACATTGGCGAGCTACGTCAGGTCATAGCCGAGAAAGATGCGGAACAGGCTCAAGTAGCCGCGTTTGCGGAACGTGAGGTCAACAGGTCAGACAACCCTTTCCTACAACAGGAGCAACAAATAGCAAATAGTTGACAACTATTGGGAAACAGTTTGTAATACGAATTACCTACCAATGGGTTCATTGGGTTTATTCTTGGAGTAATCCATGTCTGAAGCAGCACCAGAGGCCCGGAAACAGGCTTCAACAGTTGTAACGAGTGAGAATTTAGCTGAGTTTTCGTTAGCAAAATTAGGTTTAGCGTCAGATGGAACTCCCATTGAGGCCGCACCAGCGGAGCCGGTGGTTGAGACCGAGGCGAGTGAACCAAGCGAAACCGAGGCTGCGACAGGTGAAAAGAAGCAAAACCCAAAACTTGAGAAGCGGTTTTCAGAACTGACTAAGCAGCGTGAAGCGGCCCGCCAAGAAGCGGAACGTGAGCGCCAAGCCCGTCAAGAACTGGAGAATCGGATCAAGGAGCTGGAGACTAAGGCTAACCCTGCGAAAGCAGAACCGGCAGATCCAGACCCCAAACCCGATCCAAGCCAGTTTAATGATGCGCTGGAATATGCTGAAGCTCTGGCTGAGTGGACTACGGATAAGAAGTTGCGGGAGCGTGATGAGCAAGAGATGTCTCGCAGGGCGCAAGAAGAACAGAGCCGTAAACAGGTCGAGTTCCAAAAGCGCGTAGAAACTGCAAAGGCAAATCTTCCGGATTACGAGGACACAATCGCGGCTGCTGGCGATATACCAGTTAGCGCACCGGTTGGGGAATCAATTGTCGATAGTGAGTTTGGGCCTGAAATCCTTTACTACCTAGCCGACAACCCGGACTACGCACGTTCCCTTGCGGAAAAGTCATTGACCGCGCAACTACGCGAGATTGGGAAGTTGGAGGCAAGGTTTGAGAAAACTGCGACTCCTAGCAAAAAGGAACCTGTGGCTAAGAAATCGAACGCCCCTGCGCCGATTTCGCCTATCAAGGCAAGCAGTAGCGCCGTGGACACCGGTTTGGATTCAAATCGTGTGTGGCATGGAACTTTTGAGCAATGGAAGAATGCTCGCCTTGCTGGGAAGATTCGGTAAAAGGGCAACCTTAACCTTTTTGGAGAATTAAAAATGGCAAATAATTTGCTAACCATCTCCATGATCACCAACGAAGCGTTGATGGTCTTGGAAAACGAACTTACGTTCACGGCCCGCGTTGACCGTTCTTATGACGAGCAATTTGCGGTTACTGGCGCTAAGATTGGTAACACCGTAAACGTACGCCGTCCCGGTCGTTTTATCGGTACTACTGGCCCTGCGCTTAACGTAGAGGACTTCAACGAGACATCCGTCCCCGTTACCCTCTCAACCCAGTTCCACGTTGATACCCAGTTCACCACACAGGATCTGGCTCTGTCGTTGGATATGTTCTCTGACCGCGTTCTTAAGCCCGCAATCGCTGCTATCGCCAACAAAATGGACTTTGATGGCACGACAATGGCTACCGACAACACCGCTAACACGGTGGGAACGGCTGGAGTTGTACCCTCTGACATCGCTACGTTCTTGACCGCACAGGCTTATCTGGACGGTGAAGGCTCACCCCGTGATGGCAAGCGTTCTTGCGTTGTTGACCCCTTTACCGGTGCGTCAATCGTTGGCTCGCTCAAGGGTCTCTTTAACCCACAGGGCACTATCTCTGGTCAGTACGAGAAGGGCATGATGGGCAAAGACACCATTGGTATGAACTGGTACATGGATCAGAACATTGTGTCGCACACATACGGTTCTTATTCGACCGCTACCCTTGCAACCAACACAGCAACCTTTACCGGCTCGCTGACAACTGGTTGGGCTTCTACATCCACGATCACAATCGCGGCTGCTACCGCCAACGCTGGCTTAAAGCAAGGCGATACCATCCAGATTGCTGGCGTGTTTGCAGTCAACCCACAGAACCGTCAGCCATACGGCGGTAATGTTCTGCGTAACTTTGTCGTGACCGCTGACGTGACGATTACTTCCGGTGGCTCTGCTTCCGTAACGGTATCGCCCGCTATCATCACGGCTGGTCAGTTCCAAAACGTATCGGTTCTTTCGACCTCCTCGACTGCTGTTGTCACACCGTTTAACAAGACCGGTGTTGTCAGCCCGCAGAACTTGGTGTTCCACAAGAACGCGTTCACGTTGGCTACTGCCGACCTTGAGTTACCTGATGGCGTTCACTTTGCGGGTCGCGCATCTGACAAGCAACTGGGTCTCTCGATCCGTGTTGTTCGCCAGTACACGATCAACAACGACTCCATCCCCACCCGTTTGGACGTTCTCTACGGTTGGGCTCCCCTCTATCCCGAACTCGCTTGCCGAGTTGCGGCTTAATTAGGAAAGGAACCTAAATCATGGCAAATCCCGGCCCAGCAAGTACCCAAACCTCCAACTACCTACTAAACGGTAGTGCAGCCGATGGTGTTCTCATCGGTATCGCTGGAGGTGAGGTTGGTTTTTACGGCGAGACCCCTGTGGTTCAAGCCGGTGCTATCACCCCGCTAGTGTCAACGACAGCTTCAACCGCTGACGTTTGCGCCCGCGTCAATAGCATCATCACCGCATTGCAAAACATTGGCATTACCGCCTAAGATGTTTTGAAGCTACGGAGAAGCCGCCCTCAAAAGGGGTGGCTTTTCTCATTTTTAGGAACCGCATGAAGCACATAATGTTGGCAATGCCCGCCTACACAGGCGTGGTTCACATGGGGACAATGCGCTCCCTGATGACGGACTGCATCACCCTGATTAAACGTGGTGACCGGTTCACATTCGTGGATGACGTAGGTAACGCCATGATTGCCGACTGCCGAGGCGTAATTACAACCAATTTCTACCACTCCGACTGCGATGAGCTGGTCTTTATCGACTCAGACGTTGCGTGGGAGGCGGGAGCCCTTTGTAAGCTAATCGACCACCCAGTAGACTTTGTGGCCGGGGCGTACCCTGCAAGGGTTGATCCGTTGAAGTTC